GACAGTCTTCGTGACAGAGGGGAAGCACAAGGAAGTTTCCGGCCCGCTGTGCGCCGCCTTGGCCCGTTCTGATGTGGTGGACGTCGGTCTTAGACTCCTGCTTCCTGTCGAGCAGGTAGCAGCAGATACAGGCCATGCCGGCGACGCGCCCCATGTAGTCGCTTTCGCGCTTCGTGGCTCTGCGCTTCATCGTGGCTCCTGCAAAGAAGATGCGGTTAGCTGCCAGAACGGATTGAACGTTCCGCGCTTGACTGCTGCCTTTGCCAGAAGCAGACCGTGAAACTTTGCTCTGTAGCGCATCGATGCATCCACCCGAGCGCGCCGTTTGTCGAACTCGACATCGCGCTTGCTGCCGGCGCGATAGATCGGCGCAGCACCATCGCCGCCGCGCCCGCCGACGCGGTTACTCCAGCCGCAGACGTAGACCTGCTTCGGGGTGGCCGCGTGCAGGTTGCTGATGTGCTTGCGCACGCCGCTGATTGACATACCCATCGTGGCTGCGATCTGCGCAAGGGTCGCGGGTTCTTTTTCCAACAGATCGACGATAAGGCGCCTGTTCTGATAGCGCGGGCTGTTCGGGTCTTTGGGGCTTCCTCTCATGCCGCCAATCCTTCATATCCCGGATCGGCTGCGATCCGAATGTCGTTGTCTGCCGCCCATGCGAGCGTGTATTCGATCAGGCTGTTAAGACGCTTGACGCCCATTTGCGCGCTCGATTCGCGGATGTTGCAGAACTCGCCTTCGAGGCCGGGAATCATGTCCGACCCGAGCCCGGTCGCAACCGCGTGTCCGCTGATGAAAAGTGTTTTCCATTGCGTCGGGCTCAGGCGCCGACCGTGAAACTCGGCTTGCTTCGCGATCTGCGAGAACAGGCTGTGGAGTAGGGCGTTCTGGCGGACAGTGCGCGTGGGTTCCTGAAGTACAAGCACGTGACCATCGGGCCGACTGTGTACCGCGTCGGCTGCCAGGCGGCGGTTCGTCCTGCTGAGGAAGATCGTGACCTTATCCATCACGGCCCCTGCCACTGAGACGCTACGGCGATCGCTTGCTCGGCCGATTCGACGACGTAGATCTCGCCAGTCCATGCCGCGTGAAATTCTTCTTGCGCCGGCGTCAGCTTGCGTGCGCTCGGCGGCTTCTCACCGTCTTTGATTTCGAGAAGGAACGTGCGCCCGCCGTAATCGACGACGAGATCCGGGAACCCCTGTCCGACCGTGTGCGTCGGGATGACCTTTGCGCCGATCTTGCGTAACGCTGTGACGATCTCAGGCTGATTGCGGTCGGCTTTTGCTGCGTATCTCATGCTGCGTTCCTAACCTCGTGTGAGCAAATCGAATGCTGCTGCCGCCACTCGCGAAACTTGTCCGTTTCCAATGGCTTTAATGCGGTCAGCCCGATTGGCCACCCCATTAGCCACTCGACCCATTCCGGGTTCAGCTGGCCACCGTCCGATGCCATCACTGCGTGGTCGATTCGATCGTTCTCTCGGCTCTTGCCGGATTTCCGAACCAATGCTGCCGGTGACGATCCCTTGCTCGCGCTCGCGCATGGCGTAGGCCAGAACCTTTCCCGCTTGCTGTTCGCTGCTCTGCTCGACATCGCTAAGTACTCGTGCCGATCGCTCAATTTCCGAGACAGAAGCAGAAGCTCCCCGTCGCTCCGAAACCCTATGCAATTTGGAGTGGGCCACAATCCAGATTCGGTCGCGCTGGTGGGGGGCTCCGCAATCTGCCGCTCCCAAGACTCCCCATTCCGCATCGAACCCCATCGAGGCCAGGTCGCCGAGAACTCGTCCAAGCCCTCTAGAAGTGAGCATTGGGGAGTTCTCCACGAACGCGAATCGCGGTCGAACCTCGCCAATAATCCTAGCCATTTCCGACCAGAGCCCACTTCGCTCGCCATCCAATCCGTCGCCTCGTCCCGCTGCGCTGATGTCTTGGCAAGGGAAACCTCCCGAAACCACGTCAACAGATCCTCGCCACGGACGCCCATCAAAGGTTCTGACGTCATCCCAAATCGGGAAAGGCGGGAATGTTCCGTCGTTTTGTCGGGCCAGTAGAACGCTTCTGGCGTAGGCGTTGTATTCGACGGCGCAGACGGTGCGCCATCCAAGTAAGTGGCCTCCGAGAATCCCGCCACCAGCGCCCGCGAAAAGTGCCAGCTCATTCATTGCCCCCTCGCTCTTTTCGCGTCCATCAGGGCGTCTCGCATTTTGATTCTTGTTTTCGGCTCAATATTTTCGAGCGATCCGAAAAACCTTTTCAACGCCGCGTCGATCTCTCGTTTCGTCGGCATCTCTTCTTCAAAATCCCCGCACTGAAACATGAAATGAGCACCACTAGATTCGTTCATTTTTTCGCCCTTGTTCTTATGCTCTCTTGTCGCTGCGGATATACCGCCAAAGTTCCGTCTTCGCTGTCTCTGCCGCCTGATCGTCGAACTTCTGCCGCACTCGCTCGACGATCGCGCTGGCCGCCCCGTAGTCGCCTCGTCGCCCGTCGCGTACCGCCTGCATGAATGAGGCGAGGCATTGTTCTCGCGTCAGCACCATGGAATGTCCGCCAGGTTGACCGTTCGGCGGATGAACCAGCAGCCGCCAGCGTTGCCGTACTCTGTGTAAGCCGATAAGTGAGGCAGGATGACGGTGTGCATGGCGGGCTCGGTTATCGAATGTCGAGACGTTGGCCGCGGACCAAGCTGCATCCTGGCACTTCGAAGCCATCGGAAAGCGCCTTCTTGATAAGCACCTTATCGGGAGCAGGGGCGGGCGGCTGCGGGTCAGTCTTGTAGCTCGCCGGCACAAGCGATTCGTCTGCGATGACGACGCTCGGCGGGTTCTGCGCGATCTTGATCTTGAAAAACGGCGTGTCGATCTTGTCGCGTCCCGCCAGTTGGAGCCCGTCGAGCAGGTACTTTCGGATGCGTGCAGCGCGGTTTTCCATCGCCTTCGCGCGCTCGGTCATCGCCTTCGCGTGCTCTTTGATCTGCTCGGCGGTCGCTTCCAAATTCTTGGCAACGAACGCCGTATTCATCGCTTTCGTTTCCAGATCGCCACTGATCGCCTCGAGCGTGTCGGCAAACGTCTGATCGTCCAATTCCAGATCGACCAGCTTCGCGGCATCGGTGCGGTATTCGCTGGCAACTTCGAACAAATTCATCGCGGCTCCTTCGTTGTTATGCGACACCGTTTCGGCATCGGTTCACACATAATAGCGCGAAACGATGCCGTTATAGGCTCGTTTATTGATAAATTTTCTCAATGATGGCTCTGGTGCGATTAAGCTCTTGGATCTCGCGCAGATCGAGGATCAGGCGCAGTGCATCGCGGCGCATGGTGCTCTCGGCGATGTCGATCTCGGCGTTGCGCAGCTGCTCGCGGATGTGCGCAATCGGAACGATAGTGACGGGCATCGTGTTGTCTAACTGGCTCATTTTGCGATTCCTCTCCATTCGAAGCCGCCCGCATGCTTTGCTGCATCGCTCGGCGTTTCACAGTGTTCAAATGCTGCGATCGGCGTCTGATCCGACAGCCCCCAATGCTCGCCCGTCCAGCAGCTAAACCATCGCACCAGTTTCCCGTTTGCCTTTACGCGCACCTCGTACACGCCTTGATGAACGGGCTTAACGTCTCGCGGAAACCATTCGCTGAATGCTTGCATGCCTTCCCCTTGGTGCGCCGCCAGCTCGGGCCAGCGGCGCGGTCGTTGTTTTAGAACGGCGGCAGATCGTCGTCGAGAAACTGATCGTTGGCAGGCGCGGGCGCGCTCTGTTTCGGCTTCTGCTGCTGCTCGTCCTTCGGGCGCACGGACAGGCTGAAGAACTTGCCGGTCGGGCCTTCCCTCACCCATGCCGACAACCAGTAGTCGACGCCATCGACGTTGATCTTTCCGGCGTATTCCGGATGCGTGTCCTTCTCTTTGCGCTGGTTCTTGCCGAGCGTGCCGCGGTTAGTGTTGTCGTAGCTCATGTGTTTCCTTATGCGTGGGTGGGTTCAGAAAGAGCGGCCTTGCGCTCGTCGTATTTCGCTTGAAGTGTGGATCGCTGCTCCGGCGTAGCGCGCTTCCATGCGCCGCCAAAGATCCCCTTGAGAACGTTGAGATCGTCGGCGTCATCGAGTGCCGTCAAGCAGTCTTTTAGTTCGCTCGCAGGAATTGCGGCCGGCGCCTGGCGCGTGACAACTTCGTGCGTATGTGCGTCCGTATCGTTATCGCCTTCTGTCGGGATGGCAAAGGCTTGGAAAGCGGCGTATTTGTACGCGGCGCTCATTGCCTTATTGCTGCTCTTGTCTCCGGAATCCATCGCTTCGCCGACCGTCGCAACGGTGTGCTTGCTGCCGTCGACCGCGCTCACGAAATCGAACTCAACGTGAACGACCGTGTAAAAGAGCGTCGTGCCCTTCGCGTTGGTCTTCTCGGTCACTTCGCGGGTGATGACGCGCGGCAGAACGCAGAGTTCATGGCGGGCCAGCAGGGGCGACAGGACGTTGTAGACGTCATCGATGCCGCGGAAGTTGTAGCCTTGCGCTTGGTTGCGGTTGTTCTTCGCGATGCCTTCGTGTGACAGGTCAAAGATCACACGGCAGATCGCCGAATAGACGTGCGGTGCTTGGTTGCTCATTTGGGTTCTCCGTTTCGAGTTGCTGCTGTTCTTCGTGCTCAATCTGTTGCTGCCACTCAGCGCCGTCGCTCATGTCAGCAGCCGCAGGTTTTCGTGTGCCGCCCAAGCGCTGCCGCCGAAGCAGATCAGCGCGGCGATCGCCCAATCAATTGCGGCCCGCATGGCTGATCTCGTCGATTTCATCGCGCAGGACGCGCGCACGGTTCACAAGGAGTTGCATCCACGCTGTCATATCGGCGGATGTCATTTTTTGAAGTGCAGGCCATTCGAGATCCAGCTCGCGCAGGATCACGTACATGTCGGCGACCTTCTCGGAGATTTGCGACTGGCGGTAGATCTCGACCAGTTCGGGGACAGCACAAAGGTGCTCGTCGCCGGCCTTACGCAGTTCGGACATGAAGACCGATTTCGGGATGGACGCCAAGGTATCTTTTACGGCATCGTTGGAGGGCAAAACTTTACGCGCAACAGGAGCCTGTTGCGGGCGGAATCCGGCGATGCTGCGTAATAATCCAGACTGCATAAGGGCTTGAGGTTTCATGGCAGTTCCTTCCGTTGGTTTTGGTTGTTTTGCTGCTGTGATGAAACGATACTTTAACCGATGCTTTAATGCAAGCACTAAAGCGATCTTTTTTGTGCGGTCGGTTACGCAGGCTTAGTCAGGCCGCGCCAGCTGTCTGACTGATGGCATGACCACATATGCCTTCGTTCGTATGCGAACTCTGGCGTGTGTGCCGAATATCCCCAGTGCGTACCATGCCAGTATTGAAACCATGAGCCCACGTCGTTCGATTCCGTCTCGTACACGCCCACATGAACCGGCTTTACATTGCCCGGATACCATTCAGTCGTCTTCATGCTTCCTCCCTTGGAATAAGGCCGCGCCGTTGGAACGCTGGCGTCAGTTTCGTGATGGTCGACTCGCGCAGCTCTGCGATGGTCTTGGCGATCTTGGATGCGACGCGCGATACGGTCGCTTGATGGACGGCGCATTCGCGCGCTATGTCCTGCTGGCTCGGGCAGTAGCGCTCACCGTGCACGAACTCGCGCATCATCAGCATGCGGGCCAGGCTGCGGTTCTGGTGGGCGCATAAGTGCGTCAGGCGCTCGATGCCGGCGTGGCGTTCGCCGTTTTCCCCGCCGTATTCGGCATCCAGAAGCGCCCGCTGATCGCGGGATAGGTGCGAGGAGATCACATCGAGGATCAGGCCCGCCTGCGCCTTCTTTTCGCTCGCAGACAGGATCATGCCGCCGACCTTGCCGGTGTATTCCTTGATCTCGCTCGCCTTCACTCCTGACGTTGCCCGCCAGAGATGCGCGAACGATAGTGCTGCCTCCATGCTTGCGAACAGCGGTACTCCTCGCATCGCCTCGTCATCACGCGCAGCTTCGCGCAGAGTAAGACCGTATCCCCTAAGCTGATCTTGCCGATCTCGTAAATGCAGCCCTTGCATGATCGTTCCTCGCGCGTTATCAAGACCTCAAGAGGGTCTTTGTATTCGTATTGGCGTAATGGCTGCGGCTGCTTCACTTGATTTCTGCTTCAGCGCATGCAGCCATCATGGCTTGGGCTATCTTCCGCATCATTGCGGCGGGCAGATCTAGCCGGATTCGGCCGAAATACTCTTCGTGCTGCGGCTCGGTGTAGATCATCACATTGCCGGGAAAGTCGCCAGATGGGCCTATCGTTATTGCATGGCCTTCGTCGCTATCAAATACTCGACGCACGACTTCCGTTTCGTAGAGTGCGCTCACGCTTCCTCCTTCTTCTGCTCGGGCTTGGGCGCCGGGATAGACCACGCCCGCGCCATGACGTTGAAGAACATCCAGTACGCGAGGGCGGGGCTCATGCTTTCTTTTCCCTTTTGGCGATCTCGCGCTCGATGTAGAAGCGCGCTTTCTTGAGATCCTCGATCGCATCGGACTTCAGGTCACAACGCCAGATGTACTTTATGGCGTTACCCAAATTGAATCCCATGTGCTCGACGACCTCGATACACTGCACGCCGCTCGGGTGCGACGTGTAGTGCTTCGGGTTGTTGACCGGATCGCTCACGCTGCCGCTTTCTCGCAGCACCACACGCGAACGCCGCCATCCACTAAGCGCACGGTGAACTTCTTCCCGGTGTACCGCGTGTGCGAGCT